CTCGTGTTGTTGTTTCGGTAAAAAAGAGGTGGATGTCTCCACATCGACTTCATTGGGAACAATTGTATACGGTTTATGGTACCAAGTGGTCATGACATATCCAAAGGGGATGTGGACCCTGCCAATCTTTCTTGATGGTACACGAACAAATAATCCTGTTTCATCGTACTCATTTAAATAATGCAGGACTTCCCCGGGAAAAAGAGTGGAGTGGATGGGCGATTTAGTGTCGAGTTTATGCACGGAACGAAATCCGGGAGACATCTTTTTTTTTTTATTGGGTATAAAAAAAAAATTATTGTGAGGAATGAAACTACACACCTTGTTATTACAAAACAAGCGGTTATGGAACTCGTTCCACACCTCGACGATAGAACAATACTATGAGCATCAGACCACACCCTGGGCCCAGGGCGGGTCGTCGGATGTTTTCTTGCTATCCAACCACCGATTGTGTAAGCGAGAAACATTGTTTGCGGTACCTTCCCCGCACAACAACGACTCGTTGTACCAGAAAGGAAATGGCTTTTTTTACCTCAAGGAGAGTTTTCTGATCGAGGCGCTCGTCATGGAAACCCTTCATCCCGTGTTACCAGGAATGATTCCCAAGGTCTATGACTATAAATTTGGACAGCTCAAGGACGGAACGTGGGTATCTGTGGTCGTCATGGAAAAAATAGAGGGAGCTCCCTACCCCCCAACACCTTTTGTTTTCCAAGACATGAAATCCTTGTGGGTCCCTTTTCTCCACTCCATGAAACAATTGTACCACGAGTATTCGTTCATCCACGGCGACCTCATCTTTCGTAACATCAAGGTGAGGAATGGGGAAATGGTGCTTATCGATTTCGGTTTATCCAGTCTCGTTCTTGATTCCATCTTGTTTTGTCGCTACCACAGTTTTCAACGATGCATCGACCAGATGCTGGGCGACCCCGTCATGCTCCAACAGATGCGGACAGCACTAACGACCGCCTCGTGTCATGACCTCCTTGGATTTGTGCAGGAACACCGACAAGGCGTCGATATTTGCGCCCTCTTGGGACGATTCCTCCACCAATTGCCTCCCTCGATCGTCAACGTACTCTTGAATTCATGTATCGGGGGACGGACGTCTCGACTCCAACAAACCACCATGACCCATCAACCCTTCCCCATGTCCTACTCCCGCAATGTGATCACGTACGAGGACATCCTTTCGCTTTTTTCTTAAAGCGTGGGACGCTCCGTTTCCTCCTTGAGCTTGTTCAGATGAAGGGTCACAAAATGACGAATGATGATTAAAAGGCGTGGTGGGAAATAGGTCGTGTCAAATTTGTAACCGGTCTTGTTCACCTTGGGGCTGTACGGCACGAAATCGTAGTTGCCGTTTTCTTTGGACAAGTAAAAACTACGGATAATGGCGTACACGAGGTTGAATCCTTCCTGGTCCAAATCCTTAATCTTGTTGCACAGCTCTAATTTTTCCTCGTACTGGAGCGGTGCCTGGATAGACTCCGTTTCCTGGTAGAGCGTGTCGAATAGCGGGAACATTCTTTTTTTTTCTACACCAAAATTTCTATTCCGGTACATCAGTTTTTAAGCGAATATCGGAAGGGTGTTGCACCAAAATTCGTGTCGAATCGGAACCCCGCGTCCGCGTCATACACCACGGCTGCCATGACCGAGTCGACACCGAATCGCGTCGGTCGGCGAAACACCAAGTGGCCGTTCTGTGTAAAAAATATCATCCATACCCCGAGGTACTTTTGCCATCCACAACCCATCACGTCACCCTCCCGGAAAGGAGGCCCCTCGAATTTTCGCAACACGCGGTTGTTTTTACGTATCGTCTTGTCGTCCGTATGAAAACCGACGGATTCGGTCGTCCACCCGATGAGCCATTCATTTTCAAAAAGCGTGGGCGCGTCCGTACAGAGACCTACGCTCAACGCCGGCCTGGGGTCCTCCTCTATACCCTCTGGCCCCTTCAAAGGGACATCAAGGAGGGTAACCTCAAAGTAATAACAATCCGTGACGCGCTTCACACACTTGTCGGACGCGTAAAAACAGGACACGGGCGGTTCTTCTCGCCATCCCAACCCCGTGTACGCCATGAACCGTTGCCACATTGTCTGTGGCCACTTTCGTTCAAAATCGAGGCACGACAAATTCATCTTGATACGGCCTCTCTGGAAACATTCCCACGCATTCTCCTGCCCTACATACGAATAAAACACGTGCTCTCCCCGCAAAGGCTCCTTGGAGAGGAGCGTGGTATTTTGCGGGACCCTTTTCATAATGTGACACAGTTCTTGACTCCAGAATTCCGGTTGGTGAATGTGGTGGCATAGCGCCTTGCTCACAAGGCCCAAACGACACAGGTCGTCCACACCAACCCACGGCTGTAACGCACGTATTTCCAATAGGAGCAAAATAGTTTGCATTGTTACTACTTCAAAAGGGTGGGGGAAATTTTGGAAGCGTCATTTTTTTTTTACACTTTATTCAATCCTCATACGAAACCGTATTCTTATTACTGCTACTCGTGTCCTCGGGTTCCGGTTCCACTTCCACCCCCCGCTTGTGCGTCAGGAGAGCGGCCAGGTACTGCTTGGAATCATCGTTATTATAGTCGTGAAAGAGCGCGCTGTCATTCGTCACCACGTTGGCCCCATGAACCAGCAAATCATGGTAAAACGTGTTCCCGGAGAGGTGTACGAGCACGTCTGGCAACAGAAAAAGATTGGTATTATCAAATCCAGTCGAGGAAGACAGTTCGCGGTACAACTCGTTCACCACCTGCTTCCCGCGTGGAAACTTGACGAGATTCGTCGTCAGTAATGGCGTATGCGTCTCCAAAAATTTTTCTCGGGCTATTGACAAGCGGAGGTCCATGCCTTTTTTTACGGGCAGTGTCTCGTACCGAATCATGTGAAACACGGTTTTCTGGAGTGCCCGGTCCAGGTACTGTTCCACCATCCAACGGACACCCACCGCCCCCACCTCGATTCGCTGATTGTCCCTCGATTTCACCACGGACAACCAGATGAGAAGACACACCACGGTCAGACTGACGGAAAACACGGTCCAGAAGGGAATCAGGTAGAAATTCATTTTTTTTCGATAGCAAACATTATATTCTTAAATCGTTTTTTCTGCGGAAGAGGGGCAGAACGGGGTATTGGGACTGGAACAGGTGTACACGACGACCCCGCTGTTGTCCACCACGTAACACTGGAACGTGTCCTCGATGGGGGCGACACAATTCCCCGAAGTGTCTAGTGTTATCGGATTGGTGTTGATATAGGCAATCTCGTACTGGCTGTTGGCGACCACGTCAAAAAAAGACGTGGAAAAAGGCGACGTCGTCCCGACCACATAGGCATACAGTTCGTACGACTGGGTGTAGTTTGTATTATTCTCGATAATCATTTTCACAATATAATACAGGGACGGAGACGTCACCGACCCCCAGTTCAGGTACACGCTGACCACGTTGGGGAAATTGAGGAATGGTGTGATGGTTTGCAGATAGATACGAATGACTTCTGTCGGAGAATTGTCGTATTTTGGGCATATCGAACAATCCACGTACCCAAAAAAATTTTCCGCCGTATCTAGCGTAAAGTACCATTGCCAATTCGCGTAGTTGAGGAGGACCCTCTGGTCACAACTTTCGGACGACGTAAAAGGGGACGCGGGAGAAGTGTCCGAAAAAGGGCAAGGCGACACGAACCCCGAGCTGTCCAACAACACCTCGAGCCGTAGCGTCTGCAAATACCAATACCATCCTCCCGAGGAATCGTTGTACGCGTAGGTACATTGGTAGTCATAGGCCACATCCACTCCCGAGAACGAGGCGCATGGCGTGCCCGAGCACACACACTGCGTTGTACAACGGGTACCGGAGCAGACTGTGGTGTCGTAATTATAAAGTTGCAAAGAATCCAGAACACCCGTGCTTCCGCTTCCAAAGTCGATGTACAAGACGTTGGTATTGCCTTCCGTCGTCTGCAGATTTCCCACGGCCACCACGAGCGTGTTCCCCGACACGTCGGTTCTTCCAGAGTTTATGGAAAGGGTGGCTTTTCCATTGTAGGACCATGTCAAACAGGATACGATTTGATTACTATAGGTACCAATATAATCAGGAACAAGCACGGTCAACGGGTCACAACAGATCGTCGTCGTCGCTGCATCATTGATACAGACAGAAAAATAATAGGGGTGAGGACCTGTATAGCATCTCCTTATACTTTTCGGAAGAGAAATCGAAAAGACGATAGTATACAGACTCGGTGTGGAATAGGTCATGTACTTGTTGGCCGAAAAAACCTGGTTGTTTATTATCAGTACACCATTCAGGGCACCCTCAAACGTAATGTTGTAGGAGGGACAATTTTCATGGGCCTGGGTATAATTTAGGATAAGATGGGCAGGAAATGTCTCTATTGTTCCTTGGGCCTCGAATCGCCACACCCTTCTGGCGGACAAGGAAGACGGCATCGATGCCGTGGTCAGGTAATTGTACGTCATTCCAGAGGTTTCGACCGAAACACCCTGAAGGTACACCGCAAGGTTCTGATTGGTAAGAGCACAGCTCATTTTATCCATCATAAAAAAATATTTTGCATTCTACTTTTTCTGATTTCGCTGTTTATTTTTCTTTTTGCGACGGAGCATCAACATCACTATTATAATAATAAAAAGGAGGAGAACGGCCACGACGAGTCCAATCCACCATACATTTTGATATTTTTTTTCTGGTGTCGTGGTAGGTGACGGTGTTGAAGTAGGTGACGGTGTCGTGGTAGGTGACGGTGTCGTGGTAGGTGACGGTGTCGTGGTAGGGGGAGGTGTACACGTGGCCTTGCACTCTTCCTCTGTGTTGTAGTATTTATCACTAGGTGGGTCTGTAGTACTTACACACTCGTTGGAGGAATTACATACGTACACAGCGTAAGGGCGTATAAAGTCAAGACCACTCCACATGTGGTTATTCCCTGAATCAATATATTGACACTGGTACCACGCATTGGCCGACACGTTTCCACACGGCGAGCAATGCGAATGATTTTTTCCTCGAAGCCACATATTTGTGATGGGGTTCGACGTGGTATTGGCAATATACAACCACTGGTTATTTTTAAAACCATCCGTTATGATCTCAAAGGCCGGGTCTCCTTTCAACGCCGAAATCGTAAGAAATTTGTTGACCGAATCCCACGAAAACGTGATTCCATCATCACTTATATTCTTGTCGACAGTGTACGATATTTGGTACCCAGCGACGGGACAGTCCTTGTTTTTTCCAATGATTGTCATTTCCATTTTTTATTTTTTATTCTTGGGGACAAAAAAAAAAATTCACACAAAGATGGTCTGTACGTCATTCTGGAAGTTTCGACGAAAACCCCACTGTACATACATAACAAGATTTTGAGTCGTGGGAACACAACCTAACGACTTTTTTTTTTTAATTTTTTTTCCCCTCCTATCAAAAAATTTCCTTTTGATATGAGCATACCGCCTGAAAACTCTACGATTTGTCTCATTGATTTTGAAACGTTTTCTTCCACAATGGACATCCGATGGATGAACGTGGTCCTGATACCCACCAACAAGCCACTGTACAGAGTGTGGAGTATGAATTATTCTGGGTTTTTTCTTTCGACCCACAAAAAAATCGATCGAATGGAAATGGTGTTTGTGTTTACAGGTACCACGTCGTACCTGATTGATTTTGAAAAGTTTCCCATTACCGGGACCGCATCCATCAACGGAAAGATCTACACGCTAAATGGAATCCATCTATCGGTTACGGGAAAAATGGGTTGTTTTGTCAACATCCATACGCCCATAACCTTTGGACCCGACTGTACCGTTCCCAATTGCATCGTGTTTACTTATGAGTTCCATTGTCCCGTATGTATTTCAAGCACTCTGTTTTCCATCAATCAAAACATTTATGACAACCCAGGGAAACAAGTTCCTCTTGTGGGGAAATAACATAAAATAATAGAGCTTTTTGAGATAGATGCCGACAAGTATTAAAAAAAAAAAGTCGATTTTTAATCTAGGTAAGACAGACGTTTACCATTTATTTCGTGGTCTCGATACCTTGTTCGACCAGTTTTTGTTTTCGTTGGATACCAAGGGTACTGGCCGAAGCGGAAGTAAAGGGGGGTTTGGTACCCATGGGACGATACCCAAACGCGGCAGCGGCTTCCGCTTCCCTAGGGTAACATCCAAACGCGGCGGCGGCTTCCGCTTCCCTGGGACGATACCCAAACGCGGCAGCTGCGGCAGCTTCCGCTTCCCTAGGGTGACATCCAAACGTGGCGGCTTCTTCTACTGTTAGACCTTTTTTGGCGGCATGGGGTGATTTCATCCTCATCATGGCGTTTGCAAACGAGGGTACATACGAATTATTGGTGGGTTTTGTCAGCAGTTTACGATTCGGACGGTTAATGAATTCCGTCGTGTCGTTTGCTACTGGGTTGAACTTGTATTTTTCGTCCAAAGAATAAGGAATAAGGTCAGACAGGATCACGTTGCCGTTTTGGTACATCAGATAATCCATGAATCCAGGTTCGTACACCAGGAGGGTTTTCGTGGCTACGTCGTATTTGTAGTAGATGACAAACACGGTCCCAAACGAATTAAAGGAAGGGTCCTTGGTTTGCGTGAAAACAACGGTCGCGGGAAAGGTTTCAATAGGGAAATTAGTGTCGGTAAACGTAGTCGTTCCAATCACGGCGTATTTTGTTTGATACCCTTTCAAAATCACATTGGAAAAAGAAAGGATGTACAGCGTCGAACCGGTTATCGGAATAAATTCTTTCAGCGTCGTGTAGCTTACAATGCTCCCCAAAATTTCATTGCTCTGAACGGAAAGCTTGTGGGCATACGTCGCCTTAATAAGAATAGAGTCAGTTTGTACGGTTCGGTTGGTAATCATGTAATTATCATACCCTCCAATAAGGACT